GGGCGGGTCAGGACATACGGGACCGAGAAATATGGAGATCCCGAGAACTGGCGGCAGGTCGAGCCGGAGCGATACCGGGATGCCCTCATGCGGCATATCTGCGCGTATCTCCGTGATCCTGATGGTGTAGATCCCGAAAGTGGCTTGCCGCATCTGGAGCATGTTGCCTGCAATGTGGCTTTCTTGCTCGAAATGGAGGTTAAATCATGACGCAGAAGCAATTGATTCTCCGAATGGGGGAACTGAGCGGGCTGACGCAGGCTCAGGCGGAAAAGGCGCTGCGGGCTTTCCGCCTGGCCCTGGTTGAAGAGATTCTGCGTGGTGGAAAAATATCCCTGCGCCATCTGGGGACTTTCCGGGTTCTGGACGTAGGGGAAAGGAGGAGGCGGAATCCTAAAACGGGACAAATCGTTGTCGTGCCGGCCAGCCGACGAGTCTCTTTTCGTGCGGGGGACACCCTTCGGGATCTTCTTCGCTAGAGTAAAGGAGGCAATGTGGAAACGATTTCTCTGGAATGCCCTTATTGCCATACCCGAGGCGCTCTCAAGGTAAAATGGACGCGCGACAAGTCTGGAGAATTACGCCGGTACACCTTCGAATGCGTTGCCTGTGGCGAACCTGTGACCGGATGGCTACAGCTTGATAAACCAACTACTGCTTGTAAACCCCCCTTTCCAAGCACTACCCCCTTGTTTACCTCCTAGACCATGATACGCTCTTGGCAAAAGTCAGGAGCGTTTTTTATGGCAGTTCTTCCTCTTCGGCATTTCTCCCCTGCCGAGTTCCGCTGCAAGGACGGATGCGGTGCGGGGATCGAGCACATGAACCCCGAAGTTCTCCGGATGCTTGACGATGCCCGCAATCTGGCGGGCATCCCGTTCCCCCTTTCCTCAGCCTACCGCTGTCCGAAGCACAATAAAGCCGTAGGCGGCGTGCCCACCTCTGCCCACACGCGCGGTTATGCCGTGGACATCCGCTGCGTGGATTCCCATTCCCGTTTCACCATGCTGCAAGCCCTGCTTGAGGCCGGATTCCGGCGCATTGAGCTGGCTCCAACATGGATTCATGTCGACTGTGATCCTGATAAGCCGCAGGATGTGGCGTTTTACCAGCAGGGAGGGAAATACTGATGGAACAGACTGTAATTGATTTTATTTTTTCGACTTTGGCGCAGCTCTCTGCACAGTACCCGGATACGAAATGGATCGCTGTGGCATTGAGTGTGCTTATGACCGTATGCGGGCTGTGTTCTGTCGCTTCAATCTGGATGTCTGTGCCGAAGGAAACAACCGGGTTCTATGCCGCCGTCTACCGGTGGGTTCATGCTTTTGCACTCCATTTTGGACAGAACAAGGGGGCTCTGGCTGACGGGAAATCCGAGACCGTAAAGGCTGAAGTCAAAGCTGTGACGGGGAAGTGATGTGCAAGTCTGGGCGTCCATTCTCCTCGCCGCACTTCAGATCGGGGCGAAGCTCCTGGAGCGGGTGGACAGGGATCGCTACGACGCTTTTCGTCGTGCTCTTGGCGCTGACGCTCTTGGGGTGCTCGGCTCTCAGTTCGGAAAGGACGGTCTCGATACCGTCCACGCCAGTTCTGACCAGTCAAAAGATCGTGGTGCTTGACGGCGTGCGCGGCTGGTGGATCGACGAGCGCGACGCGGCCGTGCTGGCCTGGTGGGTGTACAATGTAACCGGGGAAAGCGGACTATGACTGATGCCCATTTCATCACCGTGCTTCTAGCTGTGGTTTCGGCGCTGTGGTTTCTGCTGGTCGGAGTTGTGGGCTATTCGCACAGGCGGATCAGTGAAAAGCTGGATGAACTTGTGGTGCACCAGGCCGGATGCATTCGGACATTCGCGGACAGAACGCGCAACGCCGAGGATCACAAGGAGTTCTATCGCCGTACCGACGACCACGAGAAGCGTCTTATCCAGCTGGAAACGGAGCGGAGGCAGTGATGAGCCGAAATCTTACGCCGAAACAGGCCGCGTTCGTGCGGGAATACCTGGTGGATCTGAATGCCACGCAGGCTGCTATCCGTGCGGGGTACAGCGAGAAAAGCGCGGCCAGAATCGGTGTGGAACTCCTCAATAAAACTCATATCGCACAGGCTGTAGCCACAGCTCAGGCCAAACGCGCCCGGCGCGTCGAGGTGACGCAGGATTATGTCCTCTCGAATCTCGTGGAGATCGTAGAACGCACCATGCAGCGCGCACCGGTCACGAACCGCAAGGGCGAGCAGATCATGGATGAAGATGCCCGGGCCGTCTGGACGTTCGATGCCAAGGGCGCCAACAAGGCGCTTGAGCTGCTGGGCAAGCACTTGGGCATCTTTACGGACAAGGTACAGACGGAAGTTTCCGGGGGGCTGACCATAACATGGCAGAAATAATCACCATTCCATACAAGCCTCGGTATCCCGGTGTCCATGAGGCGCTCGACTCGCATCGTTTCGTAGTGCTGGTGGCGCATCGGCGTTTCGGCAAAACCGTGCTCGCCGTAAACCACCTGATCAAGCAGGCTGCAACCTGTACCAGAGAGCGCGGTTCTTTCGCCTACGTCGCTCCGTTTCGCAATCAAGCAAAGGAGATCGCGTGGGGGTATCTCAAACACTATACGGCGGTGATCCCGGGGAGGACGGTCAACGAGGGCGATCTGTCCCTGATGCTCCCGAATGGTGCCCGCATCCGTGTTTTTGGTGCTGATAATCCTGACGCTCTGCGTGGTCTGTATTTTGACGGCGTAGTCCTCGATGAAGTGGCACAGATGAAGCCTGAGGTTTGGAGCGAGATTATCCAGCCCGCGCTGGCCGACCGAAAAGGGTGGACGCTTTTTATTGGTACTCCCAAAGGGGTGAACCTTTTTTCCGAGCTGTACGGCTATGCCCGGGAGGCCATGAATGAGGGTTCGGACAGGTACGATCCAGCATGGGCGGCGCTTTGTTACCGAGTGGATGAGACAGAGGCTTTGCCAGCCGATGAGGTTGAGCGCCTGCGTCGCGAGCTTTCGGAAAGCGCATGGCGACAGGAAATGCTGTGCGATTTTTCGGCATCAGCTGATGATACGTTGATCCCGATTGACCTCGTGACGGAGGCATGTGCCCGGCGAGTGGACTATTCCGATGTGGACGGAATGCCCATGATTCTCGGTGTGGACGTAGCTCGTTTCGGTTCGGATGCGTCGGTCATATGCAAAAGGCGCGGACTCGTGGCCTTCCCCCCCATCGTTTTTCGCGGTCTGGATAATATGGAATTGGCCGACCGCGTAGCTGCGGAGATCGCGGAATCGCATCCTGATGCCGTTTTTATTGATGCCGGGCAGGGGCAGGGCGTGATCGATCGTTTGCGGCACATGGGACACAAGATCGTCGAGATCCCTTTTGGAGGAAAAGCGCTACATGCAGCCAGGTTCGCCAACCGTCGATCCGAAATGTGGTACGGACTGCGCGAATGGCTGAAAGGTGGCGGCTATCTGGCTGTTGAGGGACAAAACGGGATACGTCTGAAATCTGAATTGTCGACTCCCCTCTATTGGTACGATGCGGCGGGAAAAATCGTGCTCGAACCAAAAGACAAAATCAAAGAGAGGTTGGGGGCATCTCCGGACATTGCAGATGCCCTTGCCTTGACCTTTGCTGCGCCGGTTTCCCTGGCATCCGTCGCAGGGAGACACCGCAGAACGGCAATGACTGATTACAACGTGTTGGAGTGGCGCTGATGAGTTTGTTGACGGACTGGACGCCTACGTTACCGGGATTCGAGATCGAGAATGCCGCCTCTCGTCGGTCGGAGTTGTTCGAGCGCATTCGGGAGGCAGGACGGCTGGAGGCCATGCTGTACGAGAGCACACCGGACAGAGAGGCACAGTTCCGGGAATGGAGAGGGCTGACCGACGACTCATGGACGCTCGCTCTGACCATGCCGGGTCCCGATGGGCAGAGAGAACTGGCGGCAATCGCTTTGCTGACTCTCTTTTCCGGGAAAAGCGCCGTGTTCCATTTCTGTCTGATGCCGGGATGGGATCGGATGTGGACGGATTTGGGGAGAAATATTTTGGACTGGCTGTTCTGGACCGGGAAATTCACCAGTTTTGTCGGCGTGACGCCGGACTGTTACCGGCATGTTCTGCGGGGGTTGCCCCGGTTCGGGTTCATCCCGCGCTGCATTGTACCGGAAGGGTGTTTTATCCGGCGGCGGCAACGGTACTGTGACATGGTCCTGAGTGTGTGTACGCAAAAAACTTTCATGGAGGCAGGGGTATGAGCTTTTTAATGATAACGGCGCTTGTTTTGGGTGTAGCCGGAATACTGTGTGGCAAGGCTCATGCAAAAGGCGGCGGTAAGAGCAACTCGACTCCCACAGTTGTGGAAACGCCGAAACAACAGACGACCAAACCTGTGACGGAAGCGGCAACGGCGGCGCGTGAATCGCAGAGAGACAGGGCACGGAAGGCGGCGGGCATATCGGGCAGCATCCTGACCAGTCCGCTTGATGCATCCACCACGACGACAGGGCAGAAAAAGACCCTGTTGGGGCGATAGATGGCAACAGATGTTCTGCAACTGCATCGGCGCTATGAGGCGCTGCGGACGGATCGCCTGCCGTGGGATACGGCATGGCGGGACCTTGCCCTGCATTTTTCGCCTACTCGATTCCGGACGGATACGGACGACCAGCAGCGCAAGCCCGAAATCCTGAACAGCAAGATCGTGGACTCCACGGGAATCCTCGACATGCGCACGCTGGCCGCCGGGATGCAGGGCGGAATGACGAGTCCGGCCCGACCGTGGTTCAAGGTAACGCTGGCCGATGAGGATGCGACAAAGGCTCCGGGCGTCGGCGCCTGGCTTGATGATGTGACCAGACGCATGCAGACGCAGCTGCATCGGTCCAATTTCTACAATGCGGCGCATAGCCTTTATAGCGATCTGGGGACATTTGGCACAGGTCTGATGCTGGAGACGGCAGACTGGGACGGACTGCTCTTTCAGGTCGTCAACGCCGGAGAATACGTTATTGATGTCAATGAACGCAATGAGGTGGATACGTTTGTCCGGCGTATCAGCATGACGGCGCGGCAGATCATGCAACAGTTCGAAACTGTTCCGGACATCGTGCGGACGGCGGCAGAGGCCAGAACAGGCAATGCGAGCAGCGTTCGCTTCTCCGTATTTCATGCCGTTTTTCCTCGGAACGACAGAACATGGGGAAAACGTGGTGCGACTGACATGCCCTATGCATCCATTTATTGGATGCTGGCCGGAACGGATTCGCAGGGTGCGCCGTATCTGCTCCGTGAATCGGGCTTTGAGGAGTTCCCGGCGTTTGCACCTCGCTGGGACGCTTCCGGAACTGATGTCTACGGCAGGGCACCGGCGATGGATGTTCTTCCTGATTCCCGCATGATTCAGGGCATGTACACTACCCTTCTGAAAACGCTGCACAAAAACGCTGATCCGCCCATGTCGGCTGCCGCGAGTCTGGAAAGCGTCGGACTCGACCTGCGGCCTGGAGGACAGAATTTCATTGAAACACTGGATGGGCGTCCTCCCGTAGCAGCCCAGCCGATTCAGCAGCCTGCTCCGCAGAGCATTCAGTATACGCAAGCGGCCATTCAGGAGGTGCGGCAGAAAATTCATGACGGACTCTATACCGATCTTTTCAAAATGCTGATTGCCTCCGACCGTCGCCAGATTACCGCTACGGAAATCGAGGCGCGGGAACAGGAAAAGATGATCCTCATTGGCCCGGTGGTGGAACGTCTGCAAAAGGAATTCCTTGAACCGCTGGTTATCCGGACCTTCAATCTCATGCTGAGGCATGACTTTATCCCTGAACCTCCGGAGGCCATAGCCGGACAGGAGTTGAAAGTCGAGTTCGTGAGTGTGCTGGCACAGGCGCAACGTCTGGTGAGTACATCCGGCGTGGATCAATTCATGGCATTTGCCGTGAATCTGTCTCAGGTGTTCCCGGAAGTCCGTGACGCTATCGATGTGGATTATACAGTAAGCGAGTACGCCGATTCCGTAGGCGCTCCAAAGGGAATGCTCAAGAGCAAGGAGGAGGTCGAGGCCATACGGCAGGCGCGGGCAGAGGCACAGGAACAGCAGGCCGCACAGGAGCAGGCTTTGGCGGTTGGGCAACAGATGCAGGATCTAACCGGCGCGGCAAAAAATCTGGGGCAGGCGACGGTAGGAGCGGATGGCCAGACGGCGCTTGAAGCCATTATCGGCGGCATGGGGAGTCTGTAATGTGGGGATATCAGGATCAGACCGAAGAACTGAAAAGGAAACGGCAGGATGCTGTTCTTTTTCAGGAAAGAATGGCCGGAGTTGTGCGCGGGCTGTCTGATACCCGTGACGGCATGGCTTTCCTTCTGTTTCTGCTGGAGGAGAGCGGCGTCCTGAAAGCTCAGTTCCCGGAAGGACATGCTCAGGCTGCATGGCGTGAAGGACGGCGTGCAATAGGATTACACCTCATGACTATGGCGCGAAACGCTGGAGTCATCGAGAAACTTTTTGCTCAGGAGGAAAAAGATGACTGAGGATTTGCTGGAAAATGACGGTGCTTCTGAAAGCATCCAGTCTGAACAGGACACAGGGAAAGAAACGGGTTCTACGTTGATGACCGAACCCGGGAACGAATCCGCAACGGAACAGAAAGGAGGGGATTCTCTCGAACAAGGCAGCGACGAATCCAAGGATGAACCCGGAAAGTCGGAACCCTATACGCTGACTGCTCCGGAAGGATACCCGATTTCGGAAAAGGAACTGTCTGACTTCAATCGGCATTGTCTGGAAGTGGGCATGACCAGAGAACAGGCCGAAAAGTCTCTGGAAATGCTGCATTCCAATTTTAAGTCGATGCAGGAACAGTTCGAGGCTCAGAGGCGGGACTGGGTAAAGGAGATCAAGTCCGACAAGGAATTTGGCGGAGAACATTTTTCGGCTTCCGTGGCGGATGCAAAAAAGGCTCTGGCGCAGTTCGATGCCGATGGGGCTGTGCGGACGATGCTTGATGCGACCGGGTATGGTGATAATCCCGCTGTGATCCGGCTTTTTGCCCGGATTGGCCGGGCGCTGGGAGAGGACAAGATGATCGGTGGCAGGGGCACGGGCAGCGAAAAATCGTTGGCCGAACGCTTGTATCCTGAAAAGTAAGGAGATGATTTATGGCTTATGAAAAAGGGCTGGTGGCCACATTGGCCGAGCTGCAAGCTTTTTACAAGGATAGTGATGCAGGTCCGATTCTGGAATTGATGAATCAGACCAACGATATTTTGAATGACATCACATACATGGAATCAAATATGACGGAGGGACATAAAACCCGTATTCGTACAGGATTGCCTCCGGTGTACTGGCGGCGTTTGTATAGAGGAACACCGCCCAGCAAAAGCAAATATTCAGTCGTGACAGAACAGTGCGGCATGCTTGAAGCACGCATGGAACTGGATGTGGCGGAAATCGAACTTTATGGTGACAGAGCAAAGGAATTTCGGACCAGTGAAAGTACTGCCTTCACAGAATCCATGCGTCAAAAGGTTGCTAATACGCTTTTTTATGGCAACCACGACGCCAAGCCGGATGAATTTAACGGATTCGCAATGAGATATCCGTCTTTGTCTTCGCCCAATGTGGTCGACGGTACAGGCAGTTCTGGCAATATGACGAGTCTGTGGCTGATTTCATGGGGTGGAAATTCCGTGCACGGCATCTATCCGAAAGGGTCGCAAGGAGGTCTGAACCATAAGAACCTTGGCGAGTATATGACTGTGGATGAAGACGGCAATAAATTTCAAGTTGTTGGCGATCTGTATAACTGGAAAACGGGGCTTGCCGTTCGTGACTGGCGAGCTGTGGTGCGTATCGCTAATCTTCCTGTTGCCAATCTTACCAAACGCAAAGGGGAGGAGGGATACCTTGATCTGCAAGCTATCACCATCCGGGCGAAGAATATGATGCCGGAACATCTCCGCAACAAAGCGATTTGGTATGCCAATCAAGATGTTCTGACGGGGTTGGAATTGCAGTCTACGGATGCGGGGAATGTCCATCTGGAATATGGGCAATATTTCGGATCTTCTGGTGTTCCCGTCCTGCATGGGCGTCCCATCCGCCAGTGTGACGCTATTCTTTCCACTGAAAGCAAGCTGAGCGCGTAGGAGGATGTATTATGATTCTTGATGACAATCTCGTATTCACTGATGGGACTTTAACGTCTACGGGATCATCTAATCCCGTTGCATTGACCTCTTTCCATAATCCGGGAAAGATGGATAACCTGTATATCATGATACGTTGCATAGAGGCATTTGCAGGAGCTGACAGTATTGCAGTGAAATTGCAACAGTCTGATACAAAAGATGGAAGCTATACAGATGTCCCCGGATTTGGTGTAACGCTTTCCGATGATGATGGAGACTTCATTCAGGGAGCTATCAAGGGTTATTTTTCTCTCCCTTCCACAGTAACAAAACCATGGATGAAACTGTACTATACGGTCACTGGAACCGTAACAGCAGGCAAGATTTTTGCTGCCATCACACCTTACAAAGATCTTCCCTATGAACCGGGTGAATATATTGATGCAGGAAAGGTGGTGGGATAATGTTTGAAGTCCGTGCCAAAAAAGCTCTTGCCTATCGGAATGTGCGTTATGAGGAGGGAGAAATTTTTATTTTTTATGAAAATGAAGAAGAAATGACTCCATGTATGGAACTCGTCCGAAAATTTGTGAGAACAAAAAAAAGCAAAAGCAAGGACGAAGAGACCGAAAACAACGTCGAAAAGGTCTGATTTATGAAAGGGAGGAAGAAGACTTCCTCCCGTAATCTTATGGGACAACACCGTGGCGGCAAGCAAGATTCAGATATGGAATATGGCTCTGGGGTTCATCGGAACGCGAACAGTGGCCTCGGAAACCGAGCATACGCCGGAAGCAATTCAGTGTGGTCTTTTTTGGGACAGTGCCAGGCGGCAAGTATTGCGGGATTATCCCTATAACTTTGCTCAGGCGCGCAAGACACTCGCGGCGGTCAAGGTTCCGGACGTATACGCCGAAGAATGGCGTTTTGCCTACAAACTGCCTGATCTGTGTCTCAAAGCGCACCGTATCTATGGCAGGGAAAGGCGAGAAGTCCGTCGTATCCCCTTTACTATCGTATCCTCTGACGATGGAACGGAAATTTTGCTTACGGACATGGAAGCCGCACGCCTTGATTATACATGGGATGTGACGGACGTGGCTCGCTGGGATGATCTTTTCATTGCCATGATGGCGCGGAAGCTCGCTGCGCTGATCGGCGTGCCGTTGCTCAAGAACAATTCGACCAAGGTACAGGAACTTGAGCAACTTTACCGGACCAGCCTCCCGAAAGCTATGGAATCCAATGCTTCCGAGCGCCATGACCGGGAACCGCTCGATACATGGCTGCTTTCCCGTGGGGGGTGTGTATGACGCTTGATACCTCTTTGAGCCGGGCCCAGTTCGAAGGGAACGGCGCGGCCACGGAATTTCCCTTCAATTTTAAGGTATGGGATGCTTCAGAAATTTCTGTCTCCGTAGGGCTGCCCAACGGCATTTCGGAAATTGTTGCTCCGGACGCTGTGACGCTTACGGATTCAGGCGGGACCGTGACGTATACAAGAGACGGTGCCCCCCTGCCTGTCGGGTATACACTCGGCATTGTCCGGTCGATGCCCTTTGTTCAGCCGGATGACTATATCAGCGGAACACGATTCGATGCCGAAGTTATTGAACGATCCCTCGATGTTGCCTGTGCGGAACGGCAACAGTTGAGGGAGGCGTTATCCCGGGCTGTTATCGTTGATCCTTCATCGGATACGGTCCCGTTGGATATGGTAAACAAGATTTTTGAAGCCCGGAATGAAGCTGTTGCCTCTGCCGGTAATGCTGCAACCAGCGAAACCAATGCCGCAAATTCCGCCAGTGCGGCGGCGAGTTCGGCCACGGCGGCAGCAGGCAGCGCATCCAGTGCCGCGGATAGCGCGGAGGAAAGCGCGGGGATCCTTCAACAGAATAAAGAAATTGAGGATAACATTGAAAATATGGTCCTCAATATGGCGAATGCCTCGATCAGCAAGAAAGTTTTCCTGTACGGCGCTGGCGAACGGGAAGACGTGGTGCCTGCGGGAACGCCGTTCACCGTGCCGACGTATCAGGTGGGCGTCGGAGCTATCTCCGTATTTATCGACAGTACGCTCGCCATTAAGGACCGCGACTATGAAGAGATCGGCGATAATCTCAGCATGTCGACTCAGATCAAGCTGACGAGTGATTTGCATCCGTACCACGAACTGACGGGAGAAGTCCTCAGCGCCGTTGTTGATCCTGATGATCCGTCGGCGGTCCAGCGGATCACCGCGCTTGAGGACAGGATCGACTCCGTGATTCCCCTCCCTGTCGGATTCGTCGCGGCCTACGCGGGTACGGATGAACCTCTTGGCTGGAGGAGGCTGGACGGCCAGACGATCACCGGCGTGTCTTCCGTCTCCCCGGATTTCAAAAAATGGGCTGTGGATGATGGGCATGCGGTGCTCTGTACTCTGGAGGAGTACGAGACGGAACTCGCCACGTATGAGGGGCAGTGCGGGAAATTCGGATGGGATGCGTCCTCTGACACGCTCCGGCTGCCGACGATCTCTGCGTATATCCGCGGCACCACGTCGGTGTCGGAGATCGGGACGGCGATAAAGAGCGGGCTGCCGAATGCGACGGGCAATATCGGGAATGGATGGTTTGTCAATGCTGGCGAACCTTCCAATGCCTTTTACAAGAATGGATCTTTCACCTTACCTGTACAGCAATCCAATACAGGCATCGTTACGGATAAGGTTGCACTCGACCTCTCCCGTTCCTCCCCCATCTACGGCCGCTCTCCCAACTCCGTCACTCCTCCCAGCGTCCGCTATACCTACATCATCAAAGTGGCCGACGCCGTGTATCCGCCGTCCGTCATGGACGCCCGGAAGATGGCGACGCTCGTGTCCAGTCTGCGGGAAGAGGTTCCGGGGATGGCTGCGCATGCGGCAGGGCCGAGCGTTTCTGATGTAACCAATATCGAAATATCTGTTCCAAGTTCTGGAACAGAATATTCGGCTCCGGCTGATGGCTATATCCGTGTGCAGGTAGACACAGCAGCCAATTACGGATGGATGGCGGTAAAAGATAATGGTATTATCGTACATAATACACCCGTTATACAGGGATACCAAACAGTATATATGGTTCGAGCCTTACAGGGCAGTGTGTATACGTTTCTATACGGAAATATAAATACTATAAGTGTTGATTTCATCTACGCCAGCGGCAACGCACCCGCATAAGGAGAACAACAATGCCGACCTATATCACTACTGACGCTTCTGGCCACGTTACTGCATCCGCTGACTGGCCTTTCCCCGGTTCGACGCTCTGCCCGTGCGATGTCGTGCGGTATCCCAATGGCGGCCTCTACAGGGCTGATGCGTTGCCTCCGGTCTACGGCAATCCGGGGACCTCGGAACAGCAGATTGACGGAGAATGCCCGGAAGGATGGGTGGTCATGCAGGGCCTTCGCCCCACCGAAGACGGACAGGAGTACGTAGCCCAGCAGAACGGGACATGGGTCATCCATACTCCCACGCCGGAAGAGATTGCCGAGGAAGAAAAAGCCGCGGCTCAGGAGGAATCGGCCACCATCTTGACGGCCAGCCTGTACCGGAGTGTCGTGCAAACGGCGGCGTTCTCTGCTCCTGAATTTTCCCTCTTCGCCAAGGCCGGACTTTTCGACGACTGGGCGGTGGGTGAAACCTACGCTCAGGGGCACCGTCTAGCGCACAAGGGCGTGGTCTATGAAGTCATTCAGGAGGTCACGGCTCAGGAGCATCAGGCCCCGGACGCGGACGGCATGCTCGCCGTCTACAGACCGTTGTCCAATGCGGGAGGCGAAGAACCCGCCGGGACCGTCGAAGATCCCATTCCCTTCATCTACGGCATGGATGTCAAAACCGGGCTTTACTACAGCTACAACGGCAAGCTGTACCTCGCCAAGGCCGACATGCCCGCCTGCGTCTGGACTCCCGATACCGCCGGACTCTGGCAATGGGAGGCCGTATGAGCGTAACGAATATCCTCAACCGGCTTTTTCAGGATGGGACAGGGAATAAACTGCGGCAGGAAATATTGCCACCGATACCTTCAGATCTTTTGCCGTCAATTCCGATCAATCTTTTACCGCAGAAGGAACTTGATGCACGGGCTGCGCATGCGGCAGCTATAAGTTTTAAGTCTATTCAGGTATCAGTATCTGGTTCAGATATAACCTATGTCCCGCCAGAAGATGGTTATGTAGGAATTACAGGAATACCTATATCTTCAGCGTGGATAGGTCTAAATTTTGGTGAGCCAAGCATTTACATGACAGCTTATGCCAATGCAGGTGGCACTGCTTCTGTATTGGTACCTGTAGCAAAAGGAAAAGCAGTCATAGCAAATTTTGATCCTAATGTAACGTTTTCTCGAAAAGCTTTTGTCTTCATCTACGCCAACGGCAACGCGCCGGAGTGAGTCATATGCGCATCGTCTATAGAAACTTTACCGGCGGGGAAGTCTCTCCCACCTTGACGGCACGATACGATTTGACTCGCTTCGGGACCAGCGTTCAGACGATGGAGAACTTCATTCCGGGATTACATGGGGATGTGCAACGGCGTCCCGGGCTGAGATTTGTTGCGGATCTTGGGGAATATTCTGTTCTCATTCCATTCAGTTTCAATGTAGATGCCGATCAAAACTTCTGCCTTATCTTGTCTGCCGGTAAACTGCGCGTCTCTGACGGCAGGCAATTACTCGCGGTTTCTGTTCCCACTCCTTATGCAGCAGAGGATCTTGTTGAAATCTCATGGGCACAAGTTGGGGACATTGTATACCTCGCGCATCGCGACTATCCGCTTCACAAGATTATGAGGACCGGTTCACCGGGTGCATATGAGTGGAGTATCGCAGAAGTTGTTTTAAATACGAGCCTTGCTGCTCCGGCTGCACCGACCGTAGCTTTCGAACGAAATAACGACGATGACAATGCACCTCTGTCATACACGTTGCGGTATAAAATTGTAGCTGTAGATGAAGATGGGCAAGAGTCCTTACCCTCTCCAGCAGGAGAAACTACGGGCAAGCATCCTTCGGATTGGGTGACGGGAAACTATGTCCGCGTGACATGGCAGGCTGTGCAGGGGGCTGTGGAATACAACGTCTATCGGGAAGAGGCAGGCTATTACGGTTTTATCGGGATAGCGACTTCCACAACCTTTCTGGATCAGAATTACGAGGCAGACGTTGCCGATACGCCGAAAGAGGACTGGAATCCCTTTGCAGACGGCAATAATCCAAGCACGGTAAGTTTTCATCAGCAGCGCATGGTCCTCGGTGGGACAAAGAACAGCCCACAATCGTTTTATATGAGCCGCACCAGCGACTTCGAAAATTTTCGCAAATCCAGACCACTCCAGGATGATGACCCTGTAGAATATGTGCTGGCCTCGGGAAGCATAGACTCTATTCAGTGGACATCAAGTTTTGGAGATCTGCTTATCGGCACCAGCGGCGCAGAGTACAAGGCCACGGGCGAAAGCGGCGTGATTACGGCCAAAAGCGTAAATATCACGTCCCAGAGCTATTGGGGATCGTCCGGAGGATTGACGCCGCTCATTATCGGGAACTCCATCCTGCATGTGCAGCGGCACGGGGCACGGGTACGCGACCTTTTCTACTCGCTGGAAAAGGACGGGTATGCGGGCAATGATCTGTCGATCATGGCGCCACATCTTTTTGAGAATCACGCCATTCTGCAATGGACCTATCAGCAGACGCCGGGTTCGAACATCTGGTGTGTGCGTGATGACGGTGTCCTCCTGTGCCTGACGTACATGAAGGAACACGAGATTTACGGCTGGTCCCGGCATCTTACCGATGGAAAGTTTGTTTCCGTGATGAGCATGTCGGGAGAGGATTCGGACGTGGTCCTGTGTGTTGTTCAAAGGATGATCGGTGGAACTCCTCATTATTTCCTTGAACGGCTTGGCGCCATGTTCGGACCGGATACGGCCATTGAAGACGCTTTTTTCGTTGACTGCGGAACCACGCGGATAGCGGAAGAGGCTTCGGATACCGTTACCGGCCTTGAACATCTGGAAGGGCAGACCGTGTCTATTCTGGCGGATGGTTCCCCCGTTGAGGGGTTGAGCGTATCCGATGGAAGCATAGCACTTCCTTATCCTGCAAGGATTGTCCATGTGGGGCTGCCCTATGCTTCACGACTGGCGCTGTTGCCGGTGGAGGCCGATGCACAGACCGGCAGCACGCTGGGCAAGCGCCGTGCCTATGGGAAGTGCCTCACCAGAGTTTTCAGAAGCGTGGGGGGAAAATACGGTTCTCGGGAAGACGAACTTTACGACTTTCCTTTCCTGCCTGCCCGATACGACGAGCCGTGCGAGCCTTTCAGCGGTGATCTGGAGTTCAATCCCAACTCCGGACAGGACCCGGATACGACAGTATGGCTGGTGCAGGACAGGGCGCTGCCGTTTCATGTCGTCGCCGTAATGTGCGACGTGGACTTTGGGGAGGTGTGAGATGGAATTTCAGACGGAAAAGCTGTTCCCCGATCTTTTTTTCGAGATGATGCCACTGCTTGAAAGACATTGGGACGAGATCGCACTGAAGGACGCCTTTGGCCCTGTGGACGTGAATGAGGACGCATACCGGCAGATTGATGATGCAGGTTGCCTGCATGTCACTACGGCACGGGAAAACGGCAATCTGGTCGGCTATGCGGTTTATTTCATCGTTCCGAATCTCCATTACCGGACTCGGCTGGTGGCGGAGGCGGATGTCTTTTTTCTCCTTCCTGAGTATCGACGCGGGCTGGCCGGGCTTCGTCTCATGCAGGCATCGGACAAGGCTCTGGTTGAGCGCGGGGTGGATGTAATCGTGAGCAAGGTCAAGGTTGCGCATGATTGTGGGCGTCTGTTCGAGCGGATGGGCTATCGACTTGCGGAAAAGAACTACATGAGGATCGTATAGATGGCATTCTCAGCAGCAGCTATATCCGCCATCGGGTTGGGGATAAGTACCGTAGGCAGTTATCAGCAGGCCAAGGCCCAGAAGGCGCAGGCGAATTATCAGGCTGCCGTGGCCCAGAAGAATCAGGAACTCGCGGAAGATCAGGCCAGAGCACAGCGTCGTGAAGGTTATGAAAACATGATTAAGAAGCGGCAGGAAGTGGCTGGCGTGATCGCTGCCCAGCGTGCCGCTCAGGGAGCTTCCGGCGCTCAGGTGGAACAGGGTTCGTTCCTTGATCTGACGATGGACACGGCGGAAAAGGGCGAGATTGACGCGCTTGCTCTGTATCAGAAAGGTCTGGACAACTCCTATAATTCTCAGGTGCAGGCATGGAACTACGGGCAGCAGGCGTCGGCCTACAAGTCCGCGGCGAATAACATCAGTCCGGGATGGTCCGCAGCTTCCACGGCCATTGGTGGCCTTGCCACAATGGGCAGCAATTTTGGGGAGAAACTTTGGGGCGAAGGAAATTCCCCGCTTTGGGAAAACGCTTTCGGTGGTTCCAATACAAACGCCATCAGTTTTGAAACGTGGTATAACCCCAAAAAATATAGGTAAAGTATGGCCATACTCAGAGTACCCGAAAGACGAGCCGGAACCATTCCTCAGTACAATCGCCAGATGGTCTACAACACCACGCCGGGAGCAGACGCCTCCGCGCGGCTTTCAGATGCCGCAGGGGCCATAGCGGCACAGGGAGCGCGTGAAAGCTGGCAGCCGGTCATTGCCACGGGTAAAGCCGTGCAGCAGGCCGCCAAGGTCGGACTGGACCTGTATACGGAGTACAACAAGACCAAGGCATTTGAAGCCTACAACAAATTTCAGGAGTCCATGACCGCCGATCTGTATGGAGAGAACGGTGTGTTCAATCGCAGGGGCGAGAACGCGCAGAACTCTGTGGCGGATACGGAAGAGCTGGTGCGGACGCGGGCGGAAGAGTTCGCCGCCAATCTCAGCGACATGGGCAAGAACTTTTTCCGGCAGCAGGTAGGGCAGTACAACCGGCAACTGCTCCCGCAGGTACAGCGTCATGAGACGCATGAGTTTAATGCCTGGCAGGTAGACACACAAAAAACGCGCGCTGAACTGGCCCTGAACGACGCTCTCGAAAACTACAATAACTCTGATGTATTTGACCAGCGTTTGCAGGAGAGCAATCTTGCCCTGATGGAGATCGGGCGCATCAATGGTTTGTCACGGGAACAGACGGAACTTGCCGTCAGACAGAATACTTCCGCCGCACAGCTCAGTCGGGCGAATGCCTTTCTTTCTCAGGACAACATCGCGGGCGCAAAGGCTGTGCTCGCTACGGGATTGATGGAAGGAAAGGACAAGATCACGCTGGAAGCCAAGATCCGCAATGCCCAGAAGGCATTGGAGGCAGAGGCGCGTCAAAGACAGCTCGAAGCGCGGGTGGCTCTGTCCGGGCGTATAGCCGATGCCGAAGCCGCATGGAAAGACGGTCTCGAAGTGGACAATCCGCCTGCCTACAATGAAATCGCAGCGGCATACGGGGAAAATGCCGACAAGGTCTGGAAACAGCTCCGGGGTTTGGAGCGTCTTTCTACGGATATTCGCGCCGTGCGGAATATGAGTCCTGCCGAGCAGGATGCTCTTCTGGCCGAGCGCAAGCCTGAACCGGGTGAAGGGTATGCCGAGAATCGTCAGATATATTCTTTGCTTGCGCAGTCCATCGCACAGGACAGAAAGCAAAGGCAGGATGATCCCTCTGCTTACGTCGCTCAGGTGGTGCCCGATGTATCCGCTGCACGGCAGGCCATGTATGAAGAGATGACGCCGGAGACTGTGGGGGCCTATGTGACGGCTCGAAATGCGGCGCTGGAGGCCAGAGGCATCAGTACAACGGACGTGCCCCTTTTGCCCGAGAGAGATGCACAACAAATCGCCGTGCGGTTGCAGAACTCTGCTGATCCTGTAGCGGAGATACAACAGTTATCCTCTGTAACCGGGAAATACTATCAACAGCTTGTCAAACAGCTTTCCACCAATGAGAAGCTGTCCGATTCGTTTGTCCTGGTGGCTGGCGGTATGTCGCCCGATGCCGGTAAAAAGTTGATTGACGCTTCCCGCGATAAGGATTTTCCGAAGAAGGCTGAAAACCTGTTGAATCTGACCGGAACGGCAAAGACGGACTTCACGAACAAGGTTCAGGAACGAATAGAGGATTTCAACAGAACATTTCTTGCCGGAGCTAACTCAAAATATCCTGAAATGATTAAAGAAGGTGTGACACGTCTGGCTCTCCAATACAAGATGCTGACAGGGGACAGCGACGATACCTGTATCGAAAAGGCAGCCCGGAAGGTCGTTCTGGATCGTTATTCCATCGTTGGGCCTCATGGGCGGGAATTCCGGGTGCCGGTGCGATTCGATGCGGATGCAATAGAAAGGGGGTCTGCTTTCGAACTGTTACAGATTGTTTCGAATTCAGCTGAACTGATGGAACCGTTACATGCTCCATGGATGGGGACTGCACAAAGCAAAAACCTGTATGCGAGTGAAATTCGGCGTCAGGCTCAATGGGTGACGAATGAAGATGAGACGGGCGTGATTTTGTGCGTTCTTGGGCGGCCTGTACGGGATAAGGACGGTAACCTCGTAACCCGGACATGGGAAGAGCTGTTTGCCAGCGGCCTTGAAAATGCAACGCAAGGCGATGTGATCGGCAGCCTTGGAGGAGGTGGTTACTGATGGTCCTTTATTCGAAGCTCAATCTGGATATGACGCCTCCGTCTCTGGAAGATTATACTCCCTCTCTGGGGGAGTCGGCTGCCGCAGCATGGGATGAGGCGTGGGCAACGAATCCTTCTGCATCACTGTACAATATGGTGGAAATGTACAGGGCGACAGGACCACGGGCGACCAAGGAATATGTCGATCCGATCAGCGGCGTTGCGTACCGTTTCGAGCCGGAAAGGAATCCTGATGCGCTGTCTGTCGAAGAGCAGCAGATGAAGATCAGAGATGCCGGACTGGAAGGATACCTGACGCCGCAGGAAGGCTATACGCAGTGGGCGCTGAACATTCTGTTCGCCCGCAAGAAGGCGGAACTTTCAAATCAGTTCATCAGTTCCCGTTCCCCGGCAAGTCATTTCCCTGTGACTCTGGGGGCCGGGCTGGCCGCTTCTGTCGTTGACCCCATCAATATCGCTTCCGCCTTTGTCCCCGTGGTCGGTGAGTCGCGTGCTCTTTCTCTTCTGGGGCAAGCGAAAGGCCCGACCGGGAGAGCTTTAACCCGTGCAAAAATTGGAGCCATGGAAGGTGCCGTGGGAGGAGCACTTGTGGAGCCATTGATTTACTCGGGGCAGAATGCGGTACAGGCCGACTATGACATGATCGATTCCCTCCTGAATGTGGGGTTCGGTGCAGTCATGGGAGCGACCTTGCAGCCTTTGGCCGGAGGCGTGGGAGACTGGTTGCGGGCCAGACGAGGTCAGCGCCAGCCGTGGCAAATAGCGCCGGATACGGATGAAAGCCGGGCACTCATGCTGCAATTCAGGGATTCCATACGGGACGCCCGGATAGCCATGGGAGTGGATGCCACCCGTGCAGCGGAAGAAGGCGCGGCAGACGCGGTGGTGTTCGATCTTCGCGCCAGAAGGGCGTCCTATGACTTTAACCGGCCTGTGAAGGAATACTATGACCGGTGGATGCCGGAAGTTCAGGCTGCGCTATCTCCCTTGTCCGAGTCTCGCAATCTGTATGGAAACGAGCTTGCCAGTCGTTTTGCCGATATGCCCATGATTGAGGCCGACAGTACGCAATGGTTCGGGGAAGGGAAGGCGATGCCTGCTATTCCAACGGAGGAACTGGATGCTGGACAGAAAAAACAGTTGAGAGATTCCGTCCAAGGATGGGCCAAAAAGTATTTTGGAGCTGATACTCTCGTATCCAATGCCGAGCGCGGCTGGGATGTCCGTATTACCGCAAAGGGAATCAAAGATACCCTTCACCATGGATTCGATCCGTTACTAGCAAAATCCGTCCCATTCATCCCTCAGATCATTGAGGGCGGTATCTATCTTGATTCCATAGAAAAGAATCCCGGTCTCATGTCACATATCTTTGCGAACAAGATCAGGCTGGATGGTCAGGATTATGTAGTCGGGTTCGTTTTGCGGGAAGATGAGAATGGCAACCGGTTTTATGACCATGAACTGACGGAAATAATAAACCCCGAATGGCTTAAACCGGGACCCGCTCTCCAAAAAGGAAACGTTGTACACCAGACCAATCGGGGTGATGTGATGAACATACTCCGGGAACGTCTCGGCGTCAATGACGGAACGGGGCGTATTCTTTTTCAGTTCATTGATCCTGCCCGGGTTCAGGCGACCCCCGGCGTACAGGACGTTGTCCCGGTACTTCGTCGGATTTTCCACATGAACACGATGGAACTTGATGACAGTAAGGCTACCGTGACGGTTCCTCGTGAAACAGGCATGAGCGGTCCTTTGACAGACATTTACCAGCATGATGCCTTGTATGAGCTTTATCCTGAGTTGCGGGATATACGTTATGAGGTTGTTCCGGAAGACCGCTTGCCGGGGAATCTCGCCGGATATTCTCCGAAGAACGGGATCATCTACATCACGACAGACTCAGAAGTAACGCCTTCAGTTATCGCGCATGAAGTACAGCATGCCATTCAGGATGTCGATGAACGGTTTGACTTCGGGCTTTCCGAAGAAGCCTCGCAGGAGGTCTATTCTCAGGTAGAGCAGGAGTTGAAGGACAAGCTGCCGATTGAGCGCGCTCGTGCTTTGGCTGCTCGCATTCAGTATCTTTCTCAGGCTCATGAGATTCAGGCGTTTGATACGCAGAACCGTTTTGAACTGACGGCGGAAGAGCGGGCCAGGTATGCCCCCAATAACCCGAGTACCTACTATCAGAGACAGACGGGAGATTTTTCACCATCTGAAGGAGATGCAATCCCCCGTGCCCGCGTTACTTTCGACGCCACTCCGGACGGCAGGGCGGTCATTGAATTCTTCAATGCTGCGGACGCCTCCAGTATGCCGCATGAGCTGTACCATATCTTCCGGCGTGAAATGGCGGAAAGTGCGGTTCGTCCCGATGCGCCTCAGCGGGTGCGGGAAGATTGGGCACGGATAGAGGAATTCGTGGGCGCGAAACCGGGCCAGGCCTGGACACGGGAGATGGAGGAAAAGTTTGCTCGCGCCGGGGAACGCTTCCTTCTCGAAGGCAAGGCCCCTTCTCCCGCATTGCAGAGCGTATTCGAACGATTGCGTCAGTGGTTCATGGAAATCTACGCCAATGCGGACGCCGCAGGGCTGCATATTTCTCCGGCCATGCGTGAAGTCTTCAAGAACATGTTTTCCGTTCCTGCCGAAGAAGCGGACGCCTCATTCCGCTATGCCGTGGGCGATCTGGCCACGCGGGAGATTGAGCGCGAGTTTGCGGGAGACGATGCAAGATTTGATGCCGCAGTCCAGGAAGGGGATATGGAGACCGTGGGGGCACTTGCACAGGATGCGGAAATGAACCTGAATGAAACCCTGACCATTGCAGCGCAGAGCGAACCGGAAACGGCAGGCATGATATCTGAACAATATGCTCCGGAACTTGCCATGGCGGATGTCGATATTGTCAAAGCCCGGCAGATGCGTGACGTACTGCGGGAAGTCGTGGCCTGTGAAATGGGTCGATAGGAGAGGTCATGAAAGATTGTATTGACATCATTCGGCAAGGCGTAGGTCGGGACATGACCGAAGAAGAGATTCTTGGTCTGTTTGAACAGGTGAAGAAAATGAGACGCCGTGTTCTGGCAGGCAAGAAAGCCGCTGATGCTGCCGAAGAGGTCATGGCCGCCGCCAGCAATTGGGCGGACAGACTTGAGGTGGAGGCCGTAGCCCAAAAGCGAGCCTTGCAGCTTCAGATGGCTGCTCGTCTGAAGGCTGTGGATATGGTGCTGAATACGTTCAAGGGTCGGGAAGCGGATGGTATTTCCGCCTTGCAGGTCGGCATTCAGTCCGCACGTGCAGGCTCCAGACTGAGCGTCGACGCTATGGGCAAGGGATTGACCGGCCAGTATCTCGGAGGGGTTCTTGCCGATTTGAATGCGCTGGGGAAGGACAGATATGCGCTGTTCAAGCGTGGAGCGATGGACAAGGAAGTGGCAATGGCCTTGTTTTCCATTGACAATCCTGCAACGCCCTTCCGGGGACCGAAAGAAGCTCTTGAAATTGCGCAGGTCATGCACAAGTGGCAGGAGAAGGCCCGGCTTGATCGCAACAGGGCGGGAGCGTGGATTGGCAAGGAGCCGGGCTATATCGTCCGGCAGAGTCATGACAGATCAAAGATTCGTCGTGCCGGATTCGAACAGTGGAAAGCGGACATTTTGCCGCTTCTGGATTGGGACAGGACAGCGGATGGGCAATTCGATCCGGAAATCAATGATACCGGCATCAATGACTTTTTGAAGACAGTTTATGACGACATTTCTACTGGTGTCCATCTGAAGCCGGAAACACGGGAAAACAGTCTGGCGCGTACTGGTACCATTGGAAGCGCCGCCGCGCGAGCGTCTCGGGAACGGGTTCTGCATTTTCAGAATGGCGAAGCATGGTTCAACTACAACCAGAAATACGGGCGCGGCAATCTGCGGGAAGCCTTTACGTATGGTCTGGGAAATGCCGCGCAGAGTACGGCGCTTATGCGCGTGTTCGGACCATCCCCACAGGCCAATCTGGAAAGCATCATCGACGATGTACGCCAGACGCTCAGGTCTCGTGCGGACATGGCAGGCATCGACAGGCTGAACAACGCGCTTCCTCGTCTGCATAATCAGATGAAGGAAATCGACGGCACATTGAACATTGAGGGAAATCCCTCTCTGGCGCTTGTGGGACGGGTTGTACGGACAATGGAAAGTCTGTCCAAACTGGGTGGAGCGCTGCTTTCATCCTTTTCCGATGCGCCCACGTTCGCATCCGAGTTTGCCTATCAGGGCCGCGGCTTTTTCGGTTCGATGGCACAGGGAATGGCAGGGCTGCTGCAAGGGCGCGGCACGGTGGAGCAGCAAAGGATCATGTCTTTGTGCGGTGTTTTTTTCGACAGCATGAGCGGTGGCTTGGGTGCTCGTTTTGCCGGGGAAGAGCTGCCCGGCAAGCTGACCGCGCTTCAGCAACTTTTTTTCCGCATGAACGGTCTGGGCTGGTGGACCGATACATGGAAAAGAAGCGCCACGCTCATGATGAGCCATGATCTGGCTCTGGAAAAGGGGCTGGACTGGAACGGTCTGACAAATGAACGGCGGCGGGTATTGGGACTGTATGGTATTGACGCCGGGCGCTGGGACATCATCCGTGCCGGACAGACGATGGCGGCGGACGGGCGGGATTATCTGACCCCTGAAGCTGTATATGACGTTCCGGATGCCATGCTCGAACGATACCTTCTCGACCAGGGGAAACAGGTTTCACCGGGCCGTGTGGCTGAATTGCGGGATGAAATCGCCACGCAGCTCAGGACATACTTTCGGGATCGTGTGGATTATGCCGTATTGGAGCCGGATGCCCGGACAAGAGCCATATTGCGGCAGGGAACTGCGGCAGGAACCGGTGTAGGTGAAGCGTTACGGTTTGTGACGCAGTTCAAAAGTTTCCCCACGGCATATCTCCAAAAAGTTCTGGGACGTGAGTTTTTCGGACGCGGTGCGGAGAAGTGGGGAGAAGCACTCCGTAATGAACATGGGGAAATCAGCAATTTTGCGCGGCTGTTCCTCATGATGACGTTGTTCGGCTACGGTTCCATGACTGCAAAGCAGTTCATTGCCGGTAAAACGCCACGCGAGCCTGACGACCCGAAAACATGGATTGCGGCTGCCGCTCAGGGTGGCGGGCTTGGTATTTACGGCGACTTCCTGTTCGGAGAGAAGTCCCGCATGGGAAGCAGCTTTTATTCTTCTCTGGCTGGTCCGGCCCTTGGTTCTGCGGAGTCCGTGTACAACCTGTATCAGAATATCAGGGAGGGCAAGGACGTTACTTCGGAAACGTTTCGGCTGTTCTTCAATCATCTGCCGGGGAATAACCTTTTCTGGTTCCGCACGGCCTTTGACCATTTCATAGGCTATAACCTGTATGAAATGATGAATCCCGGATACATAGATCGGATGAAAAGACGGGTCGAAAAAGAAAACAACCAGACATTCTGGATTGAACCGTATCGCTGGTAGGCAGAGGCGGGGGAGTTGGAGCCTCCCCCACCGGCCCGGCGTGCTCGCGCCGGACCACGGCCCCACAAGCGGAGGGACGCCGCTTGCAGAGTATCCGCCGCAGTTGGCTGCTCGCTATGACAGGAGCGGGCGTACCATAGCCGCAAGGCGGACATGGGGCAAGTGAAAAGGATGCCTGAATGGCAGTAGAACGTCTGACGCCAAAGGAAGCGGCAGGGCTTATTGGATATTCTGTAAAGACGTTGCAAAGGTGGCGTGAACAGGGAACAGGCCCGCGCTGGGTCCGTTATCATGGACGAATCTGGTACCGGCGCGACTGGATCAAAGATTGGGAAAACAGTGTTTGGGCCAAAGTCAAAGAGTGACATTGGGGGACAGCATGGCGCTTATTGCCGACGCTGTCCTTTTTTTAAGACATCTATGTAGAAAAATTGAATATAAGCAGCGATAGTTCTCCCAAGAACTCCGGCATTTCGCCAGAGGAAAAAAATTCTTGGAGGTCTTTATGGATCTGACTCCTACCATTCCCCTCGGTGGGGACAACAACGGAGGATGGGGTGATGCTGTCGGTGCTTTTGCTGGTGCTCTTATCGGTTCTTGGTGGGGTAACGGCTGGGGTGGCGGCTTTGGCAATAATGGAGGAGGTAACGGTGGTGGATGCTGCGGCAACTCCGGCACCCCTTCAGTCGTAATTGCCGGGACTCCCGGTGGCGGTACCGCTTCTACGGCTGAACTTGATGCTCTGACGGGGATCTCCAGTGCTATCGGTACGCTGGGACTCCAGAGTCTGCAAGGGCAAAATGCCGCGAATATGGCTATGTGTCAGGGGTTCAGCGGCGTCGTAGCTGCTGATAACGCCAATACGGCCAGCCTGATGAATGCTACTACGCAAGGCTTTGCAGGGCTGAATACGGCTATCATGACTGGCGACCAGGGGATTCAGCAGTCTCTGTGTCAGGGATTCAACGGCTTGAATACTGCCGTGCTGGTCAGTTCCAAAGATGCCGCTCTCCAGAATTGCCAGAGCACGAATTCTATTACAAGCGCCATTGCCAACTGCTGCTGCGATACGCGAGCTACGATTATGGCGGAAGGGTCCGCGACACGTCAGCTTATCGACCGCTATGCGTATGAGAACCTCCAGACGCAGCTTTGTGATGCGAAGAGCAAGATTGCCTCTCTGGAGTCGCAGAAGTTTACCTCCGAGGCCATTTCCGCCCAGAGCGCGCAGCTCCGTAGCGAGATGCAGCAGAATACCCTGAATATCATCGGACACTTGGCCTCGATGCGCACCAGCACTTCCACCGGCAATACCCCCGCCTAGGAGGTGACTTATGAGGATGCTTATGCAGTATGGCGGGCGTGATGGCGACAGAAGCGGACGAACCGAAAGGGCCGGACGTGATGACGACATGCGCAACCGTGACGACTACATGGAACCGGAGATGCGTCGTGGAGGCCGCAGGCGTCGTCGGTCTGATGGAACGTTCATGACTTTGGGTAGCGGCGGTCGGCGTGAACGCGAATACGGTGGGATGTTTTCTTCCGGGGGAGAGGATTTTGATCCTCGTCTTGTCCGGGAGACCTGCGAAAAGATAAAGGAAAAGCTGGAAAATCCTCCGCAGACCTGGGATCGCTATCTTGAACAGGATCGTCTTATTCCCATCGTCAAAATGGAGTATGACGAACTCAAGCGGGCAATTCATGAGGTCAAGGAAGGGCATCGCAGTCCGCACGCAATCGACAAGGAGTTGATTCATCTTGCGGCAGCCCTGGTAGCCGCTCATGTCGAACTCTGCGAAGAAGAGGATTAATCATGTCAAAACTTCCGCTTCCTGTTTCTTTTTCCGATGGGGTTTTCAAGTACGACCTGATCTACATCCCCGGCTTGCCGCCGGATGCTGATCCTCGATATGCCATAGAGCCGAACGTCTCCACCATGCGGGCTGTTTCTGCCAATTCAAGGCTTATTACAGTCCCGAATGTGGGCAAACAAACTTTGACATGGGTGCTCATGGAACAACCTGCCCGTCCGGGGTCCGCCGTGCCTGCAAGGCTGTATCGTTTTTTTCGACTTTCCAAGAACCCCATTCCTATTGACCTGCTTCGTCCCGGAGATTGCATCTGTTACGCGGTAACGCTCATGCACGCGCAGTCTGATCCGGAACAGGAGTTCGTCAACAAGTTGTTTGGCTATGACCCTCAGCCGGAACGAGAAAGGGAGAATTGGGTTTCGAATATTTTCGTAGCCCCACCTCCAGAGAAAAAACAGGAAGCGGAAGAATCTGAACCAGAACCAAAAACGCATGAGGTTGATGAGCTATGAATGCCCGAGAGACAGTGATTGATCGGGTTACGCGCATTGCTGATGAAACGGCAGAGCGTGAACAATATGCCGCCGATGTCATGCAAAGAATCATTCGTGAAGGGGCCGGTTATTTTATGCAGTTTCGCATGAAACGTCGAATGCCTCCCCCGGACTTTCTTGAAAGGCTGGCCGGGCAGCTTATGTCCATAGCCTATGCTTATGAGGAAGAGCGGCAAAGTAAGATCGGATATATAAAATGAGACAAAGCCCCCAACCATGAGGAAGGGGGCTTTTCGTTTGCCTTGTACGGTATGTTGTCACTACTTTTTCCCTTGACGGAAAGCATCAATAATTCCAATGAGCAATGGGGATGTGACTATGACAGCCGTAAGCTCGTATTGTTTTTCATAGGCCAACCATCCAGCGATACTTAGCATTCCCAAGGCGAATAATCCTACAATAATAGTTTTGATCAATTCCCTGCGTGAATGGCCTTTTACTGCCCGATCTCTAATATCCAGTTCTTTTGTTTGAGCTTCCCGACGGGCCTGTCCCTCTTTTTTCCATTCTTCAATAATAAGATCGGGAAGATCTTCTCTCACAGCCCGATACTCTAAAAAGGTTCGCGCATCAGGGATTGGACCATGATGTTCATAGGCTCTGAATTCTGCCCGCGTTTCTCTTAGAGGTGGAGTCGTCGATTGTGGGCGTGGTGAGCTGGTGAGTCCGGGAGGATTCACCGCAGGTTGTTGTATTCTAGAAATGGGATGTTTGAGCTTAGGCCTCGACTTGCGCTTTTTCATTGGTTTTTTCAACCTGTTGAGAAACGTTTACCATCGCCTTTCGCATGTCATTACCGATATTGAACATATCAGCTTTCCAAGCTTCCTCTGTTCCCATAATCCGATATTTTCGTTCAGTTGCTTCCCTTGGCAGGGGGGAACTCTTTGGAAAGAGCAGCCCGTCAAGGTTTGCCATAAGGTACTTCATGACTCGTGCCATTTCGGGCCTCCTTATTTGGTTTATTCTGTATATACGACATGCCTAAAAAAAATCCACTAGATTCTTTGGGGCTAATGTGCTATCGCCCGCACCCTCCTTACTTCTGCCTTCCCATTCAATCGGATACCTGATACGGGGAAAAGGGAGGTAATCATGTCTCGTATCCTGCTGTTTGCCCTCTGTGCCGCCCTGTGCTGCGTGTCGTTGGCCGACGCCAAGACGCAACGCTCCCGCGCTCAGGTCAACGCCTTTTTACGGTTGCATGGTTACGAGAAGACGCCGTCCGGTTATCAGGTGGATCATATCATCCCCCTGTGCGCCGGTGGTCCGGATATCCCCGAGAACATGCAGCTCTTGACGGTTGAGGAACACCGGCAGAAGACGAGGGTTGATGTTCGGTGGTGCAGGCTGTTGAAAAAGATTGAGGAGGATGAATGTGTCAGATAACTCAAGTGGCGTTGTCATTTTCTTTGTTCTAGCTGGATTTCTTTTATATTTATATGGACAGTTAAGCAAGCATGCAGATGAAGAGGCTAGAAAAAAAGCTAATGCTCTTTATGATGAAAATAAGAAAAAGCTTTTAAGTGAACTTTATGATAAACGGCATCGAATGTTTTTACAGCTAGAACAAAAAGAAAAGGATTTAATAAAACGTGAAAAAGAACTTCAAAATAAAATAGAACTTCAAAATAAACTTTTTGAAGAGAAAACAATAGGCTTTCCGTGGATAGCCGATCAATATGCCTTGTATCATGAAAAAGAACTTAACGCTATTGAAGACTATCTCCGTACTAAACGGAACCCTTCTCCGAAGAGTGCAGATATTGTCAAAGAACTGACAAGAAGAACAAAAAAAGCAGAAAGAGAATGTTTAATATATCAAGGCATTGTAGATTATTATGAACATTTATTCCCTTGGCTTGTTGAATTTCGCAACGCTGATGATGATATTATCCGACAAAACACTCAGCATGATGTTGTGTCTGAAAAATCTGACCCTGTAGAAAAATATCTATCTCTTGGAGAAATAAAAAATCTTGATAAAACAGAAAAATTTCAAATTGCTCTAGATAGGTACTGGAAACGCCATAAGTTGAATTGGGAAATAGGAAGAGATTACGAAAGATACATTGGTTATCTATATGAGTCTGATGGGTATGATGTTACGTTCTTTGGAGCAATAAAGGGCTTTGAAGATATGGGTAGGGATCTTATTGTAAAAAAGAATGGGAAGACATCTATTATTCAATGTAAATGTTGGGCTTCTGAAAAAATAATTCATGAAAAACATATTTTTCAGTTATTTGGAACATGTGTATTGTATGGTGTTGACCATAATGAAAAAGTAAATGGTATATTTATTACATCTTGTGGATTGTCTGATGTAGCAAAAAAATGTGCAAAGGCATTGAATGTTAAAATTGTAGAAAATAAAAAGTTTGAATCATTTCCAAGTATTAAATGTAATATTAGTAAGAGTGGAGAAAAAATATACCACCTGCCATTTGATCAGCAATATGATAAAATCAAAATGGAAAAAGATAAGGGAAAAATTTATTGCACTACAGTGAAGGAAGCAGAGCAGGCAGGTTTTCGTAGGGCTTTTCGTTGGAAAGGGACCTCTTGACATTCCCCCCGTTTTATGGCGTTGTGACTTCACGGAGCCTCAGAAACTCCAACGAGACGGCTGCCATTCCGTTTGTCAATGGCTTTTTTCGCGCCAGCAATGTGGTATCCTATTACCGCATTCAATATTGGCATGGAGTAGGGTAGCAGTAATGCCCCTGCCGTTCTCGTTACGGTTCTGAGCTCCATGCCTTTTCCTTTTGGGCAATGCAAAAGGATAGTCAGAAACTGTAGCGAGGTTCATATGTCACAGGCCCTGACCTTCAACGACATCACCCTGTCCCCCGGCCACGCCCCGTGCGGGGCTTTTTTCATGCCTTTTTGAAACAAAGCAAAAATTTTTTCTTTGATGCGTATATATGCTGAGTGACACCACCGTCCTTTCCTTTAGGTTGGAAACCGTGCTACGTTACGGACAAAACCACTCACTAAGAAAACGGAGGGAATTATGTACACATTAAATCAAAATGAACTTGAGAAACTTGAATCCGTCGCCGCACATATACGGAAGAGCCATAGTGCAAGATGCGGACATGTGAAAAGGCGTATACTAGCCGGAGAGCGTTTGACGGGAAAAACACTTAAATTCGCGCTTGAGGTGCTGGAATCCCAAGCAGGTTTCAGCGACCAGGCTTTTTTGCTGAACATTGCCGAAAAACTGAAAAAAGGGGGCCAGCTTGATGACTATGAAGAACATATCATGGTGGATGTGATTTTGCTTCATGCCAAGCTGCGGCTTTTTTCTTGACAAATGAACTGTTTTATGGCGTTGTCTTCCCACGGTGCTCAACACACCACCCAAAGGCGGCCTCCGCCACCGACATCAGGCGTTTTTTGTGCCCTTTTCTGAAGTCAAGACTCGTTTTGTCTTCTGTTTCCTGCTATAAAAGCATCTGTTGCCGGGTGTGGCCGATATGTCCAAGCGCAAGCTAAAGGCGGCCAGCTCCACCTTTGGGGAGTGTTGAACACCCGGCATCGTCATTCAACGGCGGTGCCAATCTCCAACCCAAAGGAGTGGCACATGTCACAGCTTTCTTCTTCCGTTTCCCTCCCCCAGATTGCCTATCGAGGCGTCCCCGTTGTCACCACCGAAACGCTTGCTCGTGCGTATGAGGTGAAGCCTATCAACATTCAAAAGAACTTCTCCGCAAACAAGGATAGGTTTGTTGAAGGCAAACATTACTACACTATTTCTGGGAATGATTTGAAGGAGTTCAAGAACTGCCTTACCGAAAGTAAGTCAGTTGAAATAGGCAAACGAACGGCTACCCTCACCCTCTGGACAGAACGGGGAGCGGCCCGTCATGCCAAGATGCTGAACTCTGACCGGGCGTGGGATATGTTCGAGCTGCTGGAAGAGACATTCTTTCGTGTGGCCCGTCCTGCCTCCCTTCCCGACGAATCCCCATCTTTCCCCGGCTCGGTCTCCATCACTCCCTCTACAGTCGAGGACAGGAAGCCTCTCCGCGCCCTCGTCAACGCATGGGCACATGTCTCCGCCCAGCCTTTCAATGTCTGCTGGACGCAGCTCAAGGCGGCATTCCGATTGACCGACATCCGCGACTTGCCGCAAGAATGGATTCCTGACGCACTGGCATGGGTGCAGGCAAAGATTGACGCTCTTTCCGCAGGGTCTGTCCCTGCCCGAACTACGGCACTTCCCGCTTCAAATGTCTACGCCGACCGGGTGAAGGCCCTCACCGATCTCGAAAAGCGATTCATGGAATTTTCCATAGAAACCCGAACTCGCCTTTCCGCACTCAACGCAGAGTACACTCGCCTGAATCAAGGGGCCTATGCCGCCATGCTCGGCATGATTCCAACGATGGATTTTGCGGCAAGGGATAGGCTTATCGAGGCGCTGACGTCTCAATCATACGATGCCTATAACTTGATTGATGAAGGTTTACATTGCATGAGGCGGGTAATCATCGCCGCCCGTGCCGCGAACCGAGTCCTGAGCGGGCGTTCTTAAAGGGGGCCAGCCATGCAAATTACCGAGCTTCAGCGCCGGGCATTGCTGGCGCTCATGGATGTAGAGGCGGCTCGTGTAGCGAATGGCAGGACGGAGAGGAGGGCGGCGCATCACAGACTCTTCGCCCTGATGCGGGAGAGGTACGGATGCAAGTATTCATGCCTGCCTAAAGGAAAATTCCGGGATGCTGCCTTGTGGCTGCTTGATGAACCTTTGATGTAGGACTGGACGCCGGGCACTGAAAAGTGTCCGGCAATTACCCATGAGGAGAATGTATGTCTGAAAAGAAATTTCGCTGTCAACACGGGCGGCATGTAGGGGACCTGATGCTCTGTTCTCTGCCTTGTGAGGAGACAGGGGCAAAGGAAGCATGGCGGGCAAAAGATCCGGGGCCGGACGGAAATCCTGAGTACATCCACGAGCCGTGGTGGTGTACCCATAAATGTCGGTGGTGGGCAGAACACGGGCACGAGGAAGATCAGTAGGCACAAAAAAAGCCCCTCTCCGGCAGAACCGGGAGGGGGAGTTCAGACACATTTTCTGACACATATTACGGCGGTATTCGGACACATTTTGACACATTGCTCCGAGTATAAAATTAAATATTAAAGTATGTTACATCGTAATCTTTCAGCCTCCGGAGCTAAAGGCCTCGCGTTCGAATCGCGACGGGCGCACCATGACAGCACAGCCCCTTATGGATACCCCATAAGGGGCTTTTGTCATGGAATCGGTCGTCGATGCAGGTGCGGCGCTCCCGAGACAGGGAATGGTCCGGCGGCATGTCTGGAGGTACGGCAGAAAGTTGTCATTTTTTTCATATCGTTTCCTGTTTTCTCGTTCGGTATGGTAGGAGTTCGGGCATTTCGCCGGGTTTCCCTCATAAAAAAAGAAATGCCGCGACTTGGACCCTGGGGCGTTTTGAGCTGTGCGCTTTCCGAAAGAAGGCAGGCAGTTTTTTTGAAACAGAAAGATTTCTTCCGGCAAGGACGAAGCGGGAAAGGGCGGTCCTGCACATCATCAAGCGGCGTGCAAGAAAGGCCCGGGAGTTCGGTTCTTGACGAGGTATTCCGCGGCGGCGGACCGTACTTTTGGGCTGCCACGCTTGAGATTTTCTTTCTTTGAAGATAAACGCTTCTCTTTAGCCAAAAAGCCGCGCAACGGGCGCGGAAAACTGCAAAGGGGGAAAGTTATGCTCAAACGTGCAGTCCTGATGGTTTTGTGCTGTCTGCTTTTCTGCAGCGCGGCCCTTGCCGAGGATAAGGTCAAGATCAAGGTATTCATCGGTTCGCCTTTTGAAATCGGCAAATACACCGGCGACAAGGCCGGCGAGTTCCAGCACTGGTATGAAAAGTACTTCGCCAAGGATACCGTGGCCTACACTGTTCCCGGGGCGGAGCGGGAAGTTTTCGTGAACAAGGATGGCGTCATGGGTTCCGTGCTCGGCATGGGCAAGGTGCGTTCCTCTTCGTCCATGACCGCCATTTTGGCTGATCCCCGTTTCGATTTTTCGGAAACATATTTCATTATTACCGGCTGCGCCGGTACGCCGCCCAGCGTGGGGACCGTGGCTTCCGTGTTCTGGGCCGACTGGCTGGTGGACTACGATCTCGGCCATCGCTGGGCCGCTGGAGAAGTTCCTGCCGGAGATCCTCTGTTTTCCCTGCGCAAGGGATATGAGGACGTGCGCGTCATGAAGCTGAATCCCGAACTTGTGGCCCGTGCCTTTGCGCTGACCAAGGATACCCCACTCGGCGATTCCGACGTATCCCGCAAGTACCGGTCCAACTATCCTCAGGAACAGGCTCGCCGCGCTCCGTTCGTCGGCGTGGGAACTCACGTGGCCGCCGATACCTTCTTCCACGGTCCGGGGCTGTCCAGAGAGGCTCAGTACGTGTGCGACCTGAATGGAGCCGGCACTTACACCATTACGGAAATGGAAGGCATGCCCGTGGGGTACGTTCTCAAGAAGTTCGGCTATGCGGACCGTCTCCTGAGTCTGCGTACGGCGGTGAACTTCGATCAGGGCAACCCGAAGGAATCCACGCTTGAACACCTCGATCCGGCCCCCGGCAACTATCCCGGTGGATTTGACACCGGTATTCGCAATGCTTTCGAGGTGGGTTCCCGTTTTGTGGACCACGTTTTGGCGAACTGGAGCAGCTGGCACAAGGGTGTGCCCACTGCGAACTAGCTTCTGGCTTCAGGCATTGAAGAAGGCGGCGTCGTTCAGGGAACGGCGCCGCCTTCCGTTAATGCCTTCAGGCAGTTGATGGAGCAGAAGCGACCGAAACAGAAAACCACCCGCTAAGCGGGTGGAACCCAAAAC